GTATCTTGTGCAGTTTTTGTTGCTGAATCAGTAGGTGCTGACCATGCACCACTTTTATATTGCTGCATAGTGAATGTACCATCAGCATTTCCTTTATACCAAATATCTCCATCTTTGGGATTAGTTGGTGTACTAACTCCATATGAAATTTGATTTTTACCATTTGCTGTTGATAGTGCGCTATTTGCCAATTGTTGTGCATCTTTAATCGCTTGCTCTTGTGGTGTGATCCATGCATTGTTCTGATATTGCTCAATGGTAATGGTACTGTCGCCATTGTCTTTAAACCAAATGTCTCCATCATGAGGATGCGCAGGTATTGTTTGACCATAATAAATGGTATTTTTGCCATCAGCACTTGTTTGTGAATCAGTCGCTGCATTAAATGCATCAATAGCTTTTTGCATAGCTGCATTAGCACTGTTTTGAGCATTATTTGCACTTGTCTGTGCATTTCCTGCATTTGTATTGGCAGTATTGGCAGTATTCTGTGCTGCACCTGCTGCTGTATTAGCATCGTTTGCTGTCCCTTGTGCATTAGATGCTTGTTGCTGTGCGATCAATGCTTGATAAGCATTATCGGTAAAAACAATATCATTTGTCTTTGCTAAAATAGCCACTTGAAATCACCTTAGTTATTTATCTTCTCTGTCACTAAATAAATTGCATCTTGTCTATTTCCAGAATTTTCTGAATCATCATCGTATGCAGGAGTATAACAAAATCCTAATAGCAAATATCTATATCCTGCACCATCGACAACTACTGCTGCTGTTTCAGGCGTTGCAAATTTATCAACTTTTTCAATATTTATAAATGTAAAATCAATTGTGTATACAACGCTTTGACTTCTTATGTCAACGCAATACCACATACGCATATCTGTTCCATCTTCATTACCTGATACCATATAAACATATGGATAATCGAGATAAGCAGATTGAAATTTCTGACTTGTGTAGTCAAATTGAAAATCTCTACCATGCATTGAGTACAATGGTTTCCATTTAGCTGCTAATATATCTGCTGTATCGCACACATAAAAAGTTATTTCATTTCCATTTATCTGTGTAGCGATTAACAAATATTCACTCACTGGATCATAATTAACTTTGTATGAATACATTCCTGACAATGGACGATACGTGAACATGCTTGCATCATTGTAGTACATTACTTTATGTGGCGTATATGGAAATCTGACAATCATATTGCAATGATAATCAGGTGTATAATAACTTGCCCAAATATACATTTGCTGTTGATCATTGTCATATTGAAGTCCAAATGATCTGCAATCTCCACCTTGTACACATACCATTGAATCTAGAATTGTTTGACCATCAAGTGAAGTTCTGACGATTTGATATGAACCTACACCATCACTTGTAGCATATTGACCTGTATATCTCTTCAACCAATAATTGCACTGATGAACAGCATCCATTTGCACATATTTTCCAATGTGTCCATTTGGATCATCACCAGAAATATCAGATGTAGGGTTATTTGTGAAGCTTGCATAATAATCTGCATCACCTTCACTAGCAAATCGGACTGGATTAGAAACAGTTTCATCAATACCACATCGAACAATACAGCCTTTCACTTCATATCCAACAGTAATACAATTTCCAACATCACTATGATCAATTTCCCATTGAAGATCATGCGATCCATCTGGATTAATTTTTTCCCATGCGAACGCTGAATTACTCATTTGAGTGGTTACATCTTTATTTCCAAGATAAGCCTTAACTACTAATCTTTTCTGTGTGGCATTGTCTCCAAAATCTGTTCCATCCAAAGTAAGCATTTGCAATTGATAATCTAATCCTTGTTGTGCTTTTTGGTTGGCTGCATCAACCATTGACATGATCTGTGCAACATAATCAGGAGTTGCGGGCATCTGTAGTGTCGTAAAATCGCCTAAAACTACTTTGCTTTGTGATGGATCACTAAAGCATATATCTATTTCAATTATTCTAGCTTCAATCAGTAAATATGGATTCATAGATCTATCAATTACTTTTACAGTGTCACCAAGTCGTACTTTTTCACCAACAAAGCCATATTGTTCGAGAAGCACAACATCTACGACATAGGTGTAATGTGGATGATTGACAATTGCTAATTTTTTATGTCCCCAATCTAATAATGCCCAAGGGTTATCAATATCAGAATTGGTTGCAATTCCCATGATATAACCTGTTCCACCTGCATTATATTGTTGGTTCGCTGCATCATCATAAATATAATCCAATCCATTATTAACAGATCTAACACTAATATTTGTAGGATTTCCATCTGTATCTCTGAAATCTGAACTGGTGAATCTTCCTGCTGTATCTGCTCCACCAACTAAACGTAAAGCCGTTTTAACTTGATTTAGATCTGAATGTCTGGTTACACCAAGAACATCCTTTGTATATTCAAATCGTTTTCCCGTTTTTTCTCCACGTTGAGCATAAATATCACATACATAATCGACAATTCTACCATTACGATAAATTACATGGAACTTAGGTTCACAAACAAGATTAGTTGGATCTGTTTCATCCAAGCTTGTGCTTGTATCTTCCGTAGCTGCACTTCTTACAAAATTTTGTAATGCAGCAATAGCAGAAGTATTTGCATCAATTGTGAAGCTAGCAATGTTCCCAATATAATCTTGTCTGCCTAATCTCCATCCTGTGCCTTGCAGAATATAATTCATGATATTAATTCCAAATTCATTCTTGAAAGTTGTTGCTGCGCAAATCGTAGATGCTAAGTCAAAAATAAATGCATCTTCACAAGTAACTACTTTTGTGTGAACGCCTAGACTGGAATCTAATCCATCATCAATATTTACAATTCGATAAAGGATTAAGTCTTGATCTGGATCTGGTGCTAATACAAAATTACCTTCTAGTAAAAAACCTGCTTCTTCATGATCTGAAGGTGCAGTAAAAGTAAATGTGCTATCAAAATCCGTTAATTTCATGACTTGTGAATCAGTCCAGAAGGGACAAGATAAAGAAGAATCATTGGATAGACTTGCTAATGTTTGATGATTCTTATCTAGAATCCAAATATTCATTCTTTAAAACCCTTCTTTTAATTATTTGTTATGTACCCTACATTGTAGTAGCAATATAGGTTTTCTTTATCTGTCTTTGTGTCTCGTGAACAGATTCCAGTCTGTGAAAAGTAGGTAAATAAAAACGTAGAGGATTTCCCTCTACGTTTATTATACAGATTATTTTATTTTGTCGCAATATTCTGACTACTTATATTACAATTGTTTTGGTCTATATGACAATGACCAATCACAATCTTCAAATGGTGCAACACCAATTTGTGCAGTGTCGCCACCCTGTAAAACAAGCCACTGTGAATCATCCGTAACATATTGCATAAATCTTAAACCGTTTTTATAAACAATTCCAGATTCACAATCAATTTGGATTTCATCACCTGCATGTGCAATAATTGGTGGTACATCTTGATCATCATTAAACTTATCAATTTCTACATCTGTCCATTGCATCCAGTTTACAATTGGTCTTTCATGGTATGCAGCAGTCCATAGTGCAATTCCTGCTAATGGAGTTGTATAGTGATTACTATCATCCGTATATGTCCAAGTCTTTGAAGATTTTTCCGTTAAATCTTCATTCAACCAATGAACACTTGCAGTAAAGACATTTCCTTTTTTCTGTAATTCAATGTAGCCATATAAATTGGCGTACTCTGAATATGCAGGAATTAAATTACCACCAGAAGAATTTGTATCGGTGTAATAAGTGTAATACGGATCATAGGTGTAGTAAGTGGTGGTCGTGTAATACGTATCTTTAACTTTCTTCCACTTGCCACGTACTTTCTTTTTCTTTGTTTTTGTATGCTTTACCTTTTTAGTGTGTGCAATGGCACGATAATTGGTAACAGTATGAACATAATAAAGTTGCTGTTTACCTTCATTCACGATATCATGTTCATCAGTTTCTCCACCAATAGATATATGCATATCAACATCTTCTGCTTTATCTCCATCGTACATATCAAGTTTACCCATTCTTTGACCATGCTGATCTAATAATGTGGCTGTCATTTTCCCATACTCAAGAGGATCAGATGGAATAAAGTTAACTCTTAATCTTACTCGCCAATCAGTACACAATTGTGGTAGAAATCTTTGAATACAAGCACCATGCCATGTATCACCAGATCCATATCCAGTAGTCGATCCAATGGCATTTTTATCCACGTAAATAGAATTTGCAGTAGAAGTATATCCACCATCAATAATTCCATTGTATGTGTCAAAAGTTTTACTACCATCTGTTACTGTTTCCCATAAGCTTAAATCGTTCATATAATCGTGAATCATTACTTCTTCTGGATCATACGTTGATCCATCTGAATCAGGAGAAGGAGATTTACCAATCGCCACATATTTTTGTGCGGTTGTAACAGCTAAATACGGAAGATCTGTTTTTACAACAGCATCAATAATTGGTGGTGTTGGTTGCGTTCCTTCAATGGGAATATTTACAACCGAATCAAATATGTCTTGATCTATTTGTGGCAAATAAGCATATGGATCATTGGCAATAAATACGAGTGTAAATTGTGCATTATTATCCAATTTAGAGATCTGTGCAGGTGATGTGAATGAACCAATATAAGTTACATCCGGTTCGTCTTCAAATACCAATTCACCATCATCATCTGTTGGTGTAAATAGTGCATCTGCAACAATATGCATACGCTGTTTTAATTGCTCTGGTGTATCTGCAACTAATGTCACATCTAGATCAATTTCCCTGTATGTCATTTTGTTTCCCATTTTGTACCTACCTATTAAAGCAGGAACTTCTTGCACGATTTGTTCAGTTTGTGGTGCAAGATATGGTTTGATATTGTTAACAATAAGAAACAAGTCTTGATATGCATCAAGACCTGCAAAATTAAAATTAGATGGTAACATTCAGTGATCCCCCCATTAGTCGGCTCTTATGCTGATCTGTTTTCTCTTTTATCCCCTGAATGACAGGATAAACAACCTGACCGAGTTTTTGATTATCAACATAAATGCCTGCGCCATTTAATCCATTTGCTGCATTAGTTTCAATGTCTATCAATTGTTTCATCAAAGCAATTAGAGTTTGAACATCATTGGATGAAGTTGAACTTAGAATATTCTGACTATTGCTTCCAGAAGTATTCTGCAATGCAAGATTCATTCCCTCTACTGCCATTGTACCATCAAGAGGTACAATATTGCTTGATATACTGTTAGACAAATTACTTGCAGCTTGCACAACACCACTTGCATTGTCTTTCAATCCATTAATTAAACCTTGAACTGTGAAACCACCTAATGCATGAGTAACACGTGAAGGAGAATGAATCTTCAAGGTCTTTTTAATAGTGCTTACAATGCTATTTGCAATCTTCGTAGTTTGAGATTTTAGCGCACCACTCATATTTTTAAATCCATCAATAATACCAGTTAAGGTATATTGACCAATAGTAAATCCTGCTTGCTTATATTTCGAAGTATCGGATTTCAGATTTGTTAAAAATGTCTTTTGTGCTGTAGCCAATTGTTTCTTCGCATCGGCAATAGCTGTTGTTGATTGATCAATCGCAATACTGTTTGTGATACTGTTTCTGCTGTTCCATGCTTTCAGATAATCACCATATCCAACAGAAGATGAACCAACCAAATGTGATATCTGATCAATACTTCCTACACCCAATCCCTCAACTTCATCTATGAAGTCTTCACTTGCTTTACTTCCAGTAGATGTTGTTTTTGATCTCAATTGTTTGATCAAATTATAGAATTGAGTATATTTATTATCCTGCTGTTTTAGATTATCTAATAAATCAACACCAGTCATACCCGAAGAATCAGTATTTGCTGAATCAAATAATCCAAATGATCCTTGAATATTTTTAGCTGCATCTTTAATAGTTGTGTTCAGTTCATTATTAATCGTTTTTACTGAACTTTCATATTTAGTTGCTGCTGATTTAATACCATTTTGGAAATGGGTTAATTTTGCATTTGTTTGTTTTGCAGCAGTTGAAATTGCACTGATAATTCTATTTCTTTGTGCTGTAGATATTTGATTATTTTTCTCAATCGCTTGAAGTCTAGATTTTTCAGTCTTTTGAGAAATCTTTCCAGATCTAAATTCAGTAAGAACAGTAGAAATCTGATCTGTGATTTTTTTTGATTTAGCTTGTTCTGCTTTCCGTCTAGCAGTATTCGCTTGCGTTTCTGCTCTATGCTGTGCAGTATAAACTGTGCTTTTAACATAGTTATCTGTACTAGCATTATGACCTTTAGCATTTTTCAATGCAGACATTTGACTTACGAATTTAGAAGTGGACAATGTGCCAATTCTAAAATCAGTGTATAAAGATTCCATCCTATCTCGCAATGCACGAGTTGCATCAATAGATGAATTGCTGCTTGATCTAGTTGACTTATAGGTGGTTGCTTTCTTGGTTGTTTTCGGTGCTGTTTTGACAGTTCTCCAATAACCTTTAACTTTTGTACCATTTGACTTGGTATAACCTTTAACCCATACCTTTTTAGTACCTGATTTAAAGTGTGGAAGATTACTTGCAAAATCACTGACCGATTTCCAAACTCTTGTTCCATATGGGAACTTTTGGTATAAAGTAGGTTTACTTGGTGAAATACCAAATTTTCCATCTGTTGTTAAAAATGGTTCTGCTCTTCCTGCATCACCTAAAACTGCTGCTCCACCAACATGAGATAAAGTACCATTTGCATATCCATGACCTTGACCTAAAGCAGATAGGGCTTTACCATATCTTTTTTTCGCATAATTTAATGCTGCGAGTAGGTTATCAAAACCATTAAATATATCATTATGACCTTTAAACTTATAAGCATTGAATGTAGCACTGATCGTTTGCATTAAGCCTTTAGCGAGATCTCCACTGATTGTGTTTACATCAGTGTAGCCATGCTGAACAGCTTTTGGATTGCCACCAGATTCAGTCTGGATTTGACGTAAAACTTTTGAAATCATATCCTTGCTTGTCGATAAACCGTTCATTTTTAAGGCTTTTACGATATATGGTTTCCATCGATTTACATCTGCACCTTTAGGATTTGCACCACCACCCATTACAGTGTTTTGAACAAATTTCTTCATTTGTCCTGCAATGAATTTTACTGTTCCACCTGCGAGATCTGCTGTAACGCCTGTCATTTTACCAACCGAAGATTGAGTAAAATTTGACAGAATTGTATCCATTAATTTTATAGGATGTGACACTTCATCATAAACGGCTGTTGCGCTTGATTTTAGTTTACCAAATCCACCTTTAACAAAATCAGCAGCAGATTTAATCCAAGTGCCGATTGAGAATTTAGGTAAAAATCCAGATCCCATTAGCTGTTCTGTTTTGTCGCCACCAAGGATACTATCACCTTTTCTTACCATCGTGATCGTATCTGTATTTGGTGTTAACTCCATTGATCCATCTTTATGCTTAATGACTTCTGTCTTGTTACCATCGCCAACATGAACTAGAGAATCCTGAACAAAATTTCCTGAACTATCAACAGTACCATTGGAAAAGTAAGGAAGTTTTGGCATATGAAACATTGGCATTTTCTTCATGCCTACTTTTTTCAGCAACCAGTTTATACCATCTTCAATACCGTCAACCACACTACCAATGCCACTTAATAGTTTATTGCCAACAAATATTCCTGCATTGCCAAGATCTTTAGCACCTGCTTTAATGCCACTTGACATTCTAGAAGGTAGTTTTTTGAAAAAGTTTATAATCTTGCTTCCAGTTTTTTCAGCAGCATTAAACATATTTCCTAACATTCCACCAGTAAGATCATTCAAAACTCCAAATCCTGCTTTGAAATATGATTTAACTGTTTTCCATGCACTAGAAACCAAATGCTTGAAATCTTTTCCAAGATCAGACCAATTACCTGTGAAGAAGTCTTTAAATAATTTTGTGGCAGCCTTAATAGTACTAAATCCATTCTTATACACATTAACAAAACTATGCACATAAGATTTTATTTTTATACCAACTGAAGAAAATGCACTTGCAACAACTTTGAATACGCCTTTAAAAAATGATCCCATTGGTGCGAATGTTTTTTTGATTCCTTCGCCAATTGCATTTACTATGCTTCTGAATGTCTTGGAATGTTTATATGCAGCAATTAGTCCTGCAACTAATAAAGCTATAGCAGTAATTACTAAACCAATTGGATTAGCATCCATTGCAACATTCAATACTTTTTGCGCAACTGCCCATGCTTTAGATGCAACAGCAGCAGTCTTTTGTGCAGCAGCTACAGCTAATATCTTAACCTTTTGTACAGTCCAAATAACGGCTGTTTTCCCAAAAGATAAAGTTGCTAAAGTCATAGTTTTAATGGCTCTGCCTGAAGCTAGTGCAGCCGTTTTAATACCATTGATAGATGCTTTCGCAGCAGCAACAGCAACCTTCCCAGTCCATCTAGCACCAATTGCAATGCCTTTTCCTGCTGCTTTAACACCTGCAATACTTGCTTTAGCACCTGATAATACAGTTTTTCCAATCCATTTTCCAGTCCATGCAATTCCTTTACCAATTGCTTTTACGGCTGTCCATGTGGCTTTTGCACCTGTTGTGACACCTTTTCCAATCCATTTACCAACAAAACGAATAGACTTTGCTTTAAACCCTTTATCATTTTTAATGAAATCAATAACTGATTTAACTTTCTCAACACCAGTTACACCAATCTTAAATACTTTTGTACCTACTTTAATACCTGCAAGAGTACCAAGCAAACCAACAACTAATTTGATGTGATTGATTGAGAAATTTGCAATTGCTGTGCTCAATGGAATAATTACATCATTTAATAATCCTGATAAAATGCCTTTAACTTTATCAATTATTACTTGTAATTCTGCTGCATTTTGAGAGATACGAGACATATCTTTAGTGGAAAGAACACCTTGAAACATGGATACATCTTTTCCTAAACTTTTACTATCTGTGAAAAAGTCCCAAAATAACTTAATTTCATCGTGTACTTTCGTCAAACTTTTACTGAATGGCTTTGATTTATTATCAGCTATTTCAAAAGAAGTAACTAATCCACCAATAGCAAGTGCAGCAATACCAAATGGCGAAGCTAATGCACCTACAGTGGTCATAATTCCACCTAAAGCTATGCCAACAGGCGCAGCAGCAGCAACTAAAGCAAGTAATACTGCAACTGTTGTTTTAACACCCTTTGGCAATTTGGTGAATCCAACAGCTAAACTATTGATATGCTTCAAGATCATAGTAAAAGTAGGCAATAGAGTTGACGAAAAATCCATTAACGTAGTGGTCATGGTCTGTTTAAAAATATTTAATTGTTGTTGTCCAGACTTCATCATACGTTGTGTAACTGTACCTGCATAATCATTTTTTTCTGCATTTTTGATCTTATCAGAAAAATTATCAATCTGTTTTCCAGATTTAGTCATTAAGGCAGTGATCGTAGGTAAGGATGTTCTACCAAACATTGTAGACAAAAGATCTCCACGTTGCTTACTGCCCATCTTATCCAATTTATTGCGTAACTGATCAACGATATCTGATAATGGAAGCAAATTTTTATGAGCATCTTGGGTTTTCAATCCAATGTCTTCCATTGCACCTGCTGCTTTATCAGATGGATGAACCAAACTTGCGATAACACCACGAAGTCCCGTACCTGCTGAAGTACCTTCAACACCTCTACGAGACATAATTTCAATGGCTGCTGCCATATCGTTCATGTTATACCCAACAGATTTTGCATAGTCACCAACATAGTTCATGGAATAACCCAAATCTACAAATTTTGCAGATCCATGATCTGCTGCATATGCTAAACCATTAGTGACTTTCGTAGTATTTCTTGCAGTTTCAGCAGCATTCTTAGCCTTACCATAAAACTGTTCCATGACATTCATTGCAACTTTGGTTGTATCTTTAAAAGATGAACCAGAAGCGACAGACGCTTTTAGCATCTTTTCCATGGCAGCCATTGCTTGACGACCAGAATCACCTTTACGAACTAATGTTTCGTATCCATCACCAATATCTTGAATAGAAACACCATACTTTTGAGATAACTTGACACCTTGTGACATCATGTCTTTCTGGATTTTACCTGCTGATTGTGCAGATTCTCCATCACTCTCAAGCAATGATTTTACATCAGTTAGTTTCTTTTGAAATGCCAAACTTTGTTTAGATCCATAAACAAAAGCTGCACCCATTCCCAAGGCAAATGTTTGCACACTACGACCTGCATCAGTAATTCTACTACCCATATTCTTTAGACCTGTAGAAGTTTTGCTTAGAGAATCTCTAAACTTCAAACTTGCTGTAGTGGTAAATCCAACTTCAGATCTTAATTTCTTATATCTTGCCTGTGATGTAGCTTGTGTGGCTTCCAACTTAGCAATTTCTGCTCTTTGATGAAGAATTGCATCACTATCGCTATGTTCCATATTTATAAGATCTTGCAACTTAGCTTTTTGAGCAGTGATTAATCTAGATCTTGTTTGAATAACACTATTTAAATTCTTATATTCAGCATGGTTTGCTTGCAGTGTTTTTCCTTGCGCTTTAAACTTTTCTGAAATCGAAGAAGTAATGCTACTTAAATCTTTTGTAGCATTCATTAAAGACGTTGTTCCTCTACGTTCTGCATCCAATTCAACTTTGACTTTCTCAAGTTGTTGACGATATAAAGCTTGTGACTTTATATTGTCATTGATTTTATTAGTTAAACTAATTGCAGCATCAGAATTTTTCTTGCCCTTAGCCGTCAAATCAGTATAGCTTTGTCCCAACTTACCCTGTTCTTTTTGCAGACCTGTCATAGTAAGTTTTAGATCCTCATACTGGTGTTCTAGCTTGCCAAGATTATCGCCTACTTGACTATAAACAGCCATATCAGCTTTCATTGATCGCATCGAAGCACGAATTTGATTATGAATTTGTCTTAGTGAATCGCCAAACTCAACGCCATCCATACCTACATGAATGACCATATTGCCTAGTGGTGTACCCTGTGCTACCATTTAAAAGCCTTCTTCAAAACGTCTTGAAAAACTCTTCCATAGACATAGTTTTCTTTTCTTCTTCTTGCGTATTAATAGAAACAAGTTCTAATAAACGATAAAAATCGGTTTCATCGACTTGTGTATCGGTGTAACCCAATTTATCCATACACTCTCTCCAAAACCGATTTAATCGCTTTAGGGCTTGCACAGCCGTCATTTTTGCGCCTGTTGTGCTACCTTTTTTAATCCATTTTCCTTAACACCCATTACTTTATCAATCAAACCATTGAGAGTTGAGAGAAGCTTATCTGAAGGAACACCATCAAGAATTGCATCTTTCGTAACAGCCTTGTCAGTAAAAAGTTCAGCGACATAATCAAGCATCTTATCCAAACTCTGAAGTTCATCAGCGTCCTCTTTCTCTAGTTCTGCTTGCATCTTAATCGCATCATAAACTTTTCTAGCCTTTACAAAAGGTTCTGCATATTTCTTATAAGAATCCGTTTCAGCATCGTATAGTTCAATTTCCAATTTAGCCATAATAAAAAAATTCCCCCGATTATTTTTAATTAAAATCTTAATTTTCTGAAAATAATTAGCTGACTTTTACATCAGCCAATCTAAATACATCATCCAATAGAAGTAGTCGTAGTCGTTGCACTTGCTTGATGAAATACAAACTGTTCAAATGTTGCATACGTAAACACAGGACGATTTGAGCGACCTCTTGCCTGTACATAACCATCAAGTCCACGCGCTACGAAAGATCCAGTAATCTTATCCGTTTGCAGCGTTGCACCACTGTTATCATTAGATTTCAAATCGTTATCTGGATATGCGAACTTACCTTTCAAAAGTCCAAAGTATAGATCGTTACCATCTTTATCAGCCGAATGAAGAATTACAGCGACAAAAGGTGGTTTTGTATCTTGACCAACCAAACTAATTCCTTGCTCGTTAGTGACTTCTCCAAGAACCTGCTCTAGAATATCATCACTAAGATCTGCAACAGAAAATTCAAGTTGTGGTTCGCCAGTACCTTGTGCAGACACATAAAACGGTACGTTAGAAGCATATACAACATTTCGGTTTGCACCTAGACCAGTGATATTCGCTTCCATAGCACCACCGTCTTGTTTATCAACAATTAACGGAGTACCAATAACGGCTTCATTCTCGTCTAGTACAGCGATTTTTGCATCAGTAAAACCAACACTAGCCATTTATTATTGCTTCCTTTCAACAAACATAAATATATTTTTAAAGGGATCACTTGAATATAGATTTAGTGAAACCTTGCGTAATCATTATTAAAGAATTATCCACAGATGGATCAGTTCTTTGATCATCATAATATTGACCAAAACCTAGATCTGTCATTTTCTCTTCCAGTAGATTTCCATATAGATCTGGATCTTCAACATCTTTTGGAATCCATAATTGAACTTGAACTTTGAATGCTTTTTGTTTAATTCTGTTGCTTGCAAACAAATTAGCATTGTTATTAACTTCAGTAATAAGCATTATAGGAACAATTTCTATCCAATTAGTCTGATCTGGAAGATCCATTGTAAAAATATGATCAGAATCAATTATATTTTTGATATCAGAATCTTCTGACAATTCAAGATAAAGATCATCGAGTTTACTCATTTTTTAAACATCACACTTCTAAAAGCTTTAACATAAATATCAAACACTTCATCTTTTACTTCATTAATTGTCTTCTCAATAAAGTGTTGTCCTTTTATGCCTTTGATAGTGCCGTTATTGACAAATACTGCACGCCATGCAGCACCACCATTCTTTCCTCCCTTATATCCTACCAAAAAAGAACCATCATCTGCAACGCTAGAATACACAACTGCTAATTTTAAATGATTTTTATGTGGATAGGAATCATCATAAGGAGTATTTTTAGCAAGTATTTCTGCAACAAACTTTGCTGCAACTTTACCTGCATATCGTCTAGCTTTTCTTTGATCGAGAATCAGACCTTGTAATGCTGCATCAATTCCCTTGCCTGTCACTTCTACTTTTACTATTGGTGCTACCATTTAATCCACTCGTTTCAATGTAACGGCAGTATAGTCATTACCTTGTTGAAAATTGGGTTGAATATTGACAATCTCATATCGTTCATTATTATCTGTATTTAAAACAGACATATCATTATTAGGTTCAATTTCTTTATTCTGTCTAATCACGTAAATGCGAATATCCTTTAACAATGTTCCATTATCATTTAATGCAGCTAATTGATCAGACATTGTAATATTCCATTCTGCTGCCCAACAATGAAATACTTCAATGAAACTGTCCTCAACTACTCTTCCACCAACTCGTCTACTCTGTTTTGTCTGAAAAGATAAATGAGTATCAAATCTTTGTGTGTTTATTTTCATAATAGAACATCTTCAGTAGTATCTTCAGGAGCATCTTCAGGAAAATAATATCTATATGGTTCAAGGATATCTTTAAATGTATATGGAATTTCTGCACTTGTCGATCCTGTAGGACGAATACCACGATAATCATACCAATGAGCAATTAATGAAATCATAGCAACAACCACATCATGTGGGACTTCAGGAATAAAATCAACGAAGTTTCTATTCAGATACGTTTGAACTTTTGATTTTGCTGAATCAATCAATGTGATAATTAATTGATCATCACTCTTATAATCTACTTTTAGATAATTTTTCATAAAAGTGAGATCAAGTGTATCTACTGTTACTGCTTCAATCGTTGGTACCTGTGTAGTTGTTAATGTTTCTATTATTGTGGTTGTTGTAGTTGTTTCATCAGCCATACTAAAACCCTCTTTAAAATGTTACTTTTAATCAAATAGCAATTAGAATCAATGCGGCAATCGTCAGAACTGTGAAAATAGATCCAACAGTAAATTTTCCCCACTGTTTGAATTGATAACCCTCATATGCCATCTGAAACGAATTTGCAGCGCATCCATAAAAATACAATGCAATGATAATCAAAATTCCTGCTAGAAAATCCATTATTTAACCTTCTTAATTGCTTCTATATATTTCCAACTACATTTAGTGTGATCGATGTTACTAAAGGTTTCATTAAATGGTTCTTTGTTGAAATACCTGCCTTTGAAGAAAAGTCCTCTCATATTGGCAGTTACACCTGCATTATGATAAATTTTATTTTTGTCCCACTTGGCAATATCATCTGTCGCCCATGAAAAATTTAATTCTGTTGATATGGCAACATCTTTCTCAAAAAATAAGACATTCCACAATTGTGACCACATTTCTGCTGTCCATTTTTGAATCGGTTGATAGTTAGATCCATTCGCTTTAATATATCTTGGCTCTTCATTTGAGAACATTCGATACATCTTAGTACAATCCGTATAAACCTTATACCAATATTCAGCAGTAGGATGTGTGATAATCCACTGTGCGCCACCTGATCTATTTTCAAGTGTCAATATTTTCCTTCTATTTAATTGTACAATGTTTGCCATCTTATCTAAAAGATCTGATCCTTTGGATTCAATGTAAGATGGATTTAGATATGAATTACAATTACTTGCAACCCAAAGATCTTCATTATATTTAATAGCTTTAAAATCAGGAAGTTCTCTAAATATCACATCAGAATCCATATAGAAAAATGTTTCTTTTTCCATATCCTTATTTTCTCTAAGAAATTGCCACCAAAGATAAGGCTTGATAGCAGGAATATAAAATTTATCTGATCGATCATCTTTATGAACATAGCAAGTAACACTATATTTATTTTTTAAATGATTGACAATAGATATGTTTTCATCTGTAAATAGTAAAATTATATCATCAGGTTTAACACCCAATGAGAATAAATTAGTAAGACAAACATCTAATTCCCATTTAAATCGTTTAATTGAAGGTTGTGCTAAAATAAATTTCATTTTTATCTATCTCCATTATGTATATAGATGGGCATGAACCGTTTTATTAGTTCATACCCATTAAATCAATTATCCACCAATAGTAGAGGTTGTTGTCGTTGCGCTTGATCCATCAGCATCTTGAGTTAAAAGATGTGTCTGAACAGTATTTGCTACGTTAGACTTAACAAATACTTTTGGATTGACAACGATACCATCCATATAGCCATCAAGAACAAGAAGGTTTCCACCTTTAAGTGCCTGTGCGCTATCGTGAGAAACTTGCGTCAATGCCATATCTTTCTTGATAGAAATCATATAACCTTGAGCAAAGTTACCAAATAGGACAGTATTTGCAGGCATCCGATCAGAGACATAGAGCGTGCAGCCAAAGAGTTGATAACCTGGAACCTTACCTACAATCGAACGTAGAACGAGATAAGAACCATCACCATCACGAAGCTTCATAAGACGATTAAATGTCGCACGATCCGTTACCCACATAGAACCTGTCAAGTAAACTGGATTGATACCTGCATAAATGTCCATGATAGCTTCGATCAACTGCTCACCATCAACAGTAATGCTCTCAATATCAGCATCGTTCAGGACACCGCTGAAAGTATCACCTGTATCACCGTTACCATTCAGAATTGCATCTTCCAAACATTTTGCAATGCGACCTGCAAGATAAGCAATAGAATAGTTAATTACATCGAATTGTGCATCATTAATTGCCTGATTAGACAACTGCAAAGACGCTGCAACTCTACGCTGTTTCAGAGTTACGAACTTGAACTTCGGAGCAGTATCAGCAGCATCCGTTAATTCACCAATCCATGCACCCTGTACTGGTGTCTGTGCATCACCGTCTTCATCTTCACGAACAACCTTGATATCACCTGTTGCATTGATACGATTTGCTGCCGCAAAAATCGGTGCAGATTCAGTTACCTTTTGAATGATTTGACCATAGATAGTAGTTGGTACGAGAACGCCACCACCATTGGACGAATCACCAGATTGTTGTGCCGTTAATGCACGAACCTCTTCACCATCTTGCTGACGCAAATATTGTTCAAATCCACGAACTTCAGCTTCAGCATCGAGATCTTTGGCATTACGTTGTTCTTTCTTATCCTTAACAAATTCTACTGTGTCAACAGTTTTTAGCTGTTCATTTACAACAGCAATAGTCTGATCAATAGAACGAATTTCATCATTAAGTGCTTTCATGCGAGTTGTTTCAGCTTCGTCCATAGAACGAGTTTCTGTAACAACAACTTTATTGATCAATTCGTTTGCTTCTTTCTTAGCAGCATTACGTTTTTCAATCAACTTTTTCAGCTTATTTTCAGCCATTGTTAAAAAGCTTCCTTTCGAATTATCATATATAATGACTGAATATTCAGTCTTTTTAAATCAAAATTTTATTCTTGCTTAGTCAAATTCATAAAATCCTCAATTACTTGAGCCATTGCACGATTCTCTTTTTTCTTGGAATCGTCTTTTGGTTCATCTTTCTTATCTTCAGGTTTGTCTTGATCATCTTTCTGATCATCGGCAGACTTTTGATCTTTCTTATTTTCTTGCTTTGGTGCATGAGTACCATTCTTGCTATCCTGTTCTGTGTCATTCGTGCCATCTGATTCATCATCATTGCTACGATCTTCAGGATCAGGAGCATTTTTCATGGCATCCATACACTGTTGGGAACATTGAGCGCATTTATTAACAACATCGATCAATTGATTCATCGTTGAAATAAATTGTTCAGGTGTTGCATCACTTGGCAACTCTTCTACACTCTCATTGTCATTCATGTTATCCCTCTTTTCAGCTTCAAGTAATTCATTAGGAATTTGTACTACCTTCACTAAATCAAGACCACGATTTGACATTGTTTGAATTTCTGATTGCAGATAAGCAGGATTTTTCACAACTGAAACTTCCAAAAGACATAAATCTAAAACTTGTCTTTCAAAAATTCCATCTGATCCCCTGTCCCATTGTTCATCAGTTGCTCTAAACCCAAAACTCATATTTGAGAGAATGCCACTTTTGATAAGTTGGTAATAATCCTGTCCCCAAGTTGTATTTGCGATAGTTGCGGTCATTTTAAGACCTGTATCATCTTCCTGAAGAACCAAAGAACCATTTTTTGTAGAAGCTAGAATTTTGCTGTTATCATGTTCAGCCAAAAAATCAATATCAGAAGATGCAGATGAAACTGCTCTTTGAAATGCACCTTTTTGAATTGTTTCTCTAAACTGTCTTCCACCAGAATTTAAGATCTGTGAAGGTTGACCAGTTTTATTCACATATCCAGAGACAACCATTGATTGAGAATCACTATTGATTGCTCTAATTTCATCAACATTCATTCTCAATTCAATTTTGTGTAGCTGTTTACTCTTTTGTGCCATCATGATCACTTCCACTATCTGAATTATCTGATAATTTATCTTTTTTTGCAACTGTTTTTGCATCATTTTGAGAATTTTCTGATAAATCTACAGATTGTGACTGTCCAGATGGCGTTTGCATCGTATTTGGAATAATCATTTTGTTTGTATTTGGATCGAACAGAACAGATCCAGTCGTAAACATGAAATAATCGTTCTTCATAATCTTTGGATAACCTAATTTAACTCTAGCTTCATCCAATGAAATTAAACCACCATTGTATTTACTAACAACATTGGCAGTTTTCTCTTTATCTGTCACCTGCAACAGAGCAGTAGTGTCAAATTTGAAGGAGATTCCATCAGATTTTTCCTCTTCAAGTAGTAAAAATTTGTTTAATGAAGATTCAATGCCCATTAAGATTGGCGCTAAAGTATATTTCAAAAAATACAAGTCACTTTGTTCGTTAGCAGCGTATTTATTGGCTGCCACATTGATCATCGTTTCAGGAACATTAAAAATTCTTGCTACATCAGATAACTGTCTAGCTTGCGTCTCTTTTAGCTGTAATTCATCAGGATTCAATGAAATTGGCTTATATTCAAGACCATTTTCCAAGACAACAACCTTTAAAGCGTTTTTTACACCTGAATAAAGGCTATTCCATTGGCTTCTAATATGATTTGCTGAATCTTTCATTAATTTTCCTGCTGTTGTCAACATACCAACAGGCAAACTACCATTTTCCAAAATTGATTTTGAATATTGTTGACTATTTAGCATTTCTTGCAAGATATCTTGATTATCTTGAATAATACCACTTGATGTAACACCATCAATTGAATTTCTCAAACAGCTAAACAGTTCATAGGGAATAAATTCATACCTTCCTGATTGATTATTCAACTGAATTTCATAAGTAATTTTATATCCATTAGTTACATACTTCACAACTGTAATGTCTTTTGTATCCAGTGGATAAATACCCATAATTTCGTTTAAATTTCTTTCAATTTTGGAATATGTTGCACCATATAATAAATAGTCACTTGCCCATTTCTTTTTAAGATCAAATCCAGTCATAGTGTCATTTGGTTCATCATTAATTAAATTAACAACTTCATCATCAATTTCTTCATAAGAATCTGTTGTAGGATCTTTTCTTAATTTCCGAATGGGCATTTGAGCAATTGCACCACAAATTAATTCATGTGCTGCTGCAACAGCAGGTATAGACATTGCTTGTTCTTTACTAACAGGAGAACTTTTTCCGAACAAAGCCATAAACGGATGTGTAACACCACTATCATACGAATAAGAATCAACTTTTTTTGTTGTATTCTGATTATTCAGTAAACTTTTTATAATATTTGACCATGCCACGCTGTATTTCCTTCTCTCTTACCCCAAGACGATCAACGAATCATCTGATTCAGCAGGTTCGCCCTCTTCTGCAATTCTATTTTGCCACAAAACCATAGCATCGATCAACGCTGCAAGCATATCAATTTTTCCATTTGACTTCTTTTTATTGACCATTCCATTCAATTGATCATCATAAGTCACTCTAGCATTTGCTACGTTGTTTTCAAATAAATCATTCTGTTCATAGGCAAATTTCTTACTCAAAATAGATTCTTTTAATAATTTTGTCGCAGGATGAAGAACTCCATTTCTCTGCATAACTTCTACTGTGTCATATCCTTCAGCTAACCATTTATTTGCTGAAGAAATGGCATTGTATCTATCATAAGCAATACCTAACACATTCACACCATATTTATTTTCAAGATTTGATACAAAAGATTCTATAAATTGATAGCTTACTACTCGATCCCCACAAGCAAAACACCATTTATTACGCTCATATTGCCTATAATCAATACGTTCAACCTTTGTCTTCTCTTCTTCTCGATCAGCAGGGAAAAATGCCCATGTTTTTGCAACGAATATTTGCTGCATTGGATCATAAGTTACCATGCTAATACCACAATTATCAAAAGACATTGCTAAATCTGCGCCCAAATAAACGTCCTTCCCATACCAATCAAATTCATTTTTCAATTTGCATTGGATTAAATCATCATGGCTAACAAAAATTTCTGTATCATCACCATCAACAAATATGTTCAGGTGCTTAGTTAGAAAGTTTTTACGTTTATTTGGCATATCAATGGCATCTTGACGCTGTTGTTTTAAATATTCCAAGTTATCAGATATATCAATCGCTAATGGATTTGCCTGTACTAATGTTTTATCTGAAGTCCAATCTTTAGGATCATCAGGCATATAAAGCAAGGCAAATACTGTATCATTGTGTTTGATACCATCAATAAGCTGCTTACAATACTCTACTTCTTCTGTCATAGGATTATTTATCGTGTCATATGCAGTAGAAATTAAAATTCCTGTACGATTTAACATGTTCATTTGGCTAGATTGCATGGCATCAATTGGATAACGATTTCTCAATGCACCTACTTCATCGGCTACAAACACATTGGCTTTACGACCATCCATTCTGTTATCAGAAGTCGCCAATGGTTGAAACTTAGAGTGATTCAGTACACATTGTACATCTGCTTTATGAATAATAAAATGCTTGCTTAACATTGGAGAAGAGGAAATCATTTGATTGATCTCTTTTTTAACCAGTGTAGACAATTCCTTATCAGGTGCAACAGAATAAAACTCTGAAAATTGTGGCTCTAGCAGCAATAACAACACAAAGATCAATCCTACCAAGAAAGTTTTTCCTGATTTACGACCAATAAGCAGCACACTTGTTTCATATCTTCTTTTCTCTGATCGATCCTTATGTTTCCAACATAGGGCATTAATAATAAAGAACCATTGAAATTCAGCTAGTGAATCATGGACTGTCTCACCTGCTCTTAATCCAGTAGCCATATTTATATAGTTTGTCATTTCAGTAATGTGGTCTACTTCATCAAGATCCAAAAAATATTTAAAAGGTGCTTCATCTTGATTTTTCACATCATCAATAAATTGCTGACATACTTTAATGACATATTTATTTGCTTCAATTTTTTTGTTTACAACTTTTTCTGCATAGATATAGGCAGGATGTTGTTTAAACTCTTCAATGTCCCCCATTGCAATTACACATCCTTAAATTTAAAAAAATCCTTATCTGTCATTTTTTGTTAATCGGGAGAACCAAACAGATAAGGAAATAAATAACGGTAGATAAGGGAATCGAACCCTTGTTTTGTAATAGACGGTTACATGTAATTACCATTATACTAATCCACCATAATAGGGACATACCCTATCAACTATTTTTTTGCTTGCTTGACAAGTTGCATTACAGGATCTTCATCTTCCTCTTTCTTCTGCATTTTTGCACCTGCTAATTGTGCTCTAGATGCAGGAGAAAGACCTAATTGAGTACACAACGCTCTGAATTGGGACAAATAAACATTTTTTGCATGTACCATTGGATGCTCTTGTTTTTTTGGATTTCCATATCTATCCTGTGTCACAATCATAATATCCTCTTCATTGAGAATCTCTTGCGCTCTTTTTAATTTACTTAGACAGTCTGCTGTTTGCTCTAGAATAGGTACATCCAAGTTACATAATAGATCACTAATCTCTAACTCACTCACAAGAAATTTGTAATACTCTTTCCCAACATCATCTAATGATTCTGGAACATTTGCTAACTTGTCAGCATTTCCTTTTAATTTCTGTTCCTCTTCTGCTCTCTCTGCTAAATCAGTTTTGGATTCTGATTTTCCTTGTTTAAGTAAAGCAGGTTTTCTAGGTCTTGCCATTTAGACACCCTCTTACAAAAAATACTCTTGGTTTCTTTCTTCAGGCGACCATTCAAAATCAATGCCACTTAATCCCAATTCCAAGTTGCATTTCTTGCAAGTGGTAACAAGATTGTCCTCTTCAAATACCAATTCAGGATAGATTGCCCTTGGCTTAATATGGTGTACCTGAAGATCTTCTTGATTCACAACACCAAATTTTTTATAACAACGAATGCATTTATGACCATCGAGATCCATAATGCGACTTCTTAATTTTCTCCATTTTGTGCTATTTAATATTTTTTGTGTATCTTTGTTGTTCTTGTACCAAAGACGTTTTCTCTCGTTGTATTTCTTTTTCCATGCTTCAGTGCGTTTCTTTTTGCATATACAATCTTGTCCAGAGACTACTAATCTGCCACAGTGAGGACACGTATATTTCCTATTGCTCATTTTCATCATCGATTACTTGACCAGATTCATCAGTAGTAATCTTATTCCCACAGAGATCGCATTCATAAAGTTTAGTAACACCAAAATCAGCAACAAAATGTGCAGATGCAAAACAGTGTGGGCAAATAATTACATCTTCCATGACTAAAAACTCCATTCCTTTATTTCACTTATACTATATCATTGTTTGAATTTTCTGACAATAGAAATAGTTTTAATTAATATAGTTGACATTATTATTTTTTTAGATATAAGAGTGATGATAAATGAAGAAGGTGGAAATAAATGGAACAAGGCGCACATGTTACGATTAAATTCGAAGATGGATCAACAGAAAATTATTTCATTAATCTTGTGAATGCAGATGTAGATGTTCTTGATTTATCAACTGAAGATCTAGTTGAACTGGTTAAAATCCATCGTGATAGTGCAGGGAAAAATGAGGTTCCATTCACTATTATTGCAACGGAGCGTGATGCATGATGATTAAAAATATCTGGTGGAAAACTTATGGTTGTTATCTTCAGTTTCATATCTTCATTCAGGATATAAAAATCAAACATTACAAGAAGAAATCATTAAAACAAATGAAGGAACATCCTGAA